CCGGCTGCAAAAGATGCCGGGAGCCTACCACGAGAGGTACGGAAAAAGGCTTTCCGCTCAAGAAGAATCCTGGTTAAAGCAGTTTGATGCAATACATCCTTTGGAGATGGTCTGATGAGCGATAAATGCAAAGTAGAGCAAAACGAATACCACGTTAGGATTAAGGTGGGTTGTATGGAGATATACGCAGAAAGTAATGATGTGCATGATCTCATTACAGTTTACCATGCAGACGATAGCCCACTTAGGTTCCAGGATCAAAAGATTGTGGACATTGCTAATGGAGAAATATTTGATCTAAGCAAGAATCTTAGCATTGTGAGTAAGGAACTAATAAAAGACTTGACGAAAGAGGTGGCCCAATGAGTAATGATTATTACGATTATGTCATGGAATTGATCTATCAAGACATAGACTCAGAAGACGAGAAAGGTTTATTGGACGAGAAAATAAATACCTTGGCCAAGGAACATAACCTTCATGCAGACGATGACCGAGACGATATTAAAGTAAAGATCGCCGAGGAGCGTGTTCAGGAGAGTTTTCAATGAGTATAGTGCAATATTGTGAGCAAAGAGCTTTATCGCTTCCCAGGGACCAGGGACGTGCCGATGATGTTTTCTATGAGCTTGGTTCTGATTTATCTAGTGAAATTATTTATCGTGATGGAGAGGCGTCTGATTGGGAAGCAGAGCAATGGTACACCTATCATCGAAACTTAGTCAAACTCCTGGTTGATAGGGGTTTTAAGATTAGAGGAAAGGCCCTGGAAACAGACGGTCTTGGTCATCTTACAGATTACAAACCAGGGGTAGAACCTGTTTGGAATGGGGAGGTTCCTGAACCATGGGGAAAATAAAAAACGAAATGATCGATGCAGAAGCGGCTGTTGGGGACATTAATCCGGAAAGTTTTCAATGATGAGAGTAAGAAACAAAGAACACCAGTCCCTTGGACTTAAAGAACTTAAAGCGTTGGCCTACGATTACCCCAATGACGCTAAACTGGGGAAAAGGGTTAGGAAACTTATCCAGGAGGCCGAGAAAAATTCCTATCAACGACCCGAGAACGCCTACCCAACCCCAACGACGGGAGGATAGTTATGATTTTTGTAACTGACATTGGCCCGTATAAGCTTGACCGCTATGATTTTTTGCTTATAAAAGCCACCAAGCCTCACGATACAAGTTTAGGTTCTTGGGTAAAAATTATGGCACCAGAGATTGCAAAGGCACGGATAAAAGAATCGCTTGAGAGACATGGATAAACGTGTACGGTAAAACGCGATTAAAGGACTGGACCCGCTACCTTGAGGAAACGGACCAATCCGCGCTTTTAGCGGACGGCTTTGAAGAGGCTTTTATAGGTATGTCTTTGGAGTGGGGACCACCGAGGGCGGTCTATAGTTATGACAAGTGCATTGAGGTACTGGAAAGAGACATGGATTACGAGGACGCCGTGGAGTACATGGAATTTAATGTGGCCGGGGCCTATGTGGGCAAACAAACACCGGTGTTTACGAGAGAGGAGACACAGTGAAGATAAAAAGATGGCGACGCATGAACCCAACGAGGCCCTATGTTGAGGGGGTGCATATCAAACGCTACGACCCGGAGTTTATAAAATGGTTTGACGAACACCGAGGCGATTTTGCCGATTGGTTTGTTAATAGGGTCAAAAGAGGTGATACGCACTGCACCTCACAGGCAATCGGGGAATGGGAAAAGGCCGGAGGTGGTCAATGAATATCGCAGAATATCCTTTTAAAACAACACCTTACGAGCACCAAATAAAAAGTTTACAGCGGTCTTTGCACCGCCAGGAGTATGCGTACTTTCTGGAAATGGGTTTGGGCAAGTCCAAAGTGTTGTTGGACAATGCGGCGATTTTGTTTGATGAAGGCAAGATCGATGCGTTGGTGGTGGTCACGCCGAAAGGAAACTTGAGAAATTGGGATAAATTAGAGATCCCGAGGCATTTGCCGGAGCATGTTGAACGCAAGGTTCTGGTGTGGCAACCCAATCACACGAGAGCATGGCGCGAGTCTTATGATGAGATGGTCAAGGACGATTCGCACGGACGACTGAACATTTTGACGATTAATGTGGAAGCGTTTTCCACGAAGAAAGGTTGTGTGTTCGTGGAAAATTTTCTCAATGTGCACCATTGTATGATGGCGGTCGATGAATCGACACTGATTAAAAATCCCAAAGCACAGCGGACCAAGAACTTGTTGAAACTCTCTACTCTGCCGCGCTATAAGCGGATTCTGACCGGCTTTCCGGTGACGAAAGCGCCGTTGGATTTGTTTTCACAGTGCGCTTTTCTGAGTCCCAATCTTTTAGGGTTCTCTAGTTATTACGCGTTTCGCGCCAGGTATGCTGTGATTAAACAGCGACAACTGGGACGCGGACGAAGTTTTCAGGAAATCGTGGATTTTCAACGCCTGGACGAGTTGCAGGGTGCGCTGAGTGATTTTTCCGTGCGCTACACCAAGGACGAGTGTCTGGATTTACCGGAAAAAGTTTATATGCGCCGAGAAATCGAGATGACGCAAGAGCAAAAAGACGCTTATCACACCATGAAAAAGGAAGCCTTGATGATTATCGAGGACAATTTGTTCAGTACGCAAAGTGTGCTAACGCAGTTGATGAGACTGCAACAGGTGGTGGCAGGGAGTTTGCGGGACGGAGACGGCAATACGGTTATCCTGCCGAACAATCGGGTGAAAGAAGTGCTCTCTTTATTGGAGGAAACGCGGGGCAAGGTGATTATCTTTGCGGTGTTTCAGACCGATATTGAGGGACTGGAACAGGCGATTGGCGAGAAGTACGGGGCGGAGAGTGTGGCCTCGTTTTACGGACTGACTTCGGTGAGTCGGCGTGAGAAGGTGTTGGACGATTTTCAAGACGAGGACAGCGAACTGCGGTTCTTTGTGTCCAATCCGCACACCGGGGGCCGTGGACTCACATTGACCGCGGCGGATACGATGATCTTTTACTCCAACAGCTATGATTTGGAATTGAGGTTACAAGCCGAGGACCGTATTCACCGGATCGGACAGGCCAACCGTTGTACTTATGTGGATTTAGTGGTGCCGGGGACCGTGGACGAGAAGATATTGGAGTCATTGCGCAAGAAAGTGAAGATCAGTAATGAGGTGTTAGGCGAGGTCAAGGAGTGGTTGCACGGTGGCTAAGAAGGATATGGTCAACCATCCGCCGCACTATAAGCAAGGTGAAATGGAAGTGATTGATGTTATTGAGATAGCGACCAGTGGAGAGCGAACCGGGGACCGGGGCTTTATCGGCTACTTGCTCGGGAACATCTTAAAGTATCTTTTGAGGTTTAGGCATAAGGGAAAACCAATCGAGGACTTAAAGAAGGCCCGGTGGTACTTGGATAAACTGATCGCCGTTGTTTCGGAGGAGAAAACAAACAAATGAGCCGAGAAGAGATGTTTGCGCGTTTAGGAACGGCTCAGGTTGAACCGGGGGAAATAACTCCCCCGGTTTAATTGGCAAAAATGTTAGATGAAGACGAGTCCGTCTAACTAACATATAATATAATACTCAAAACCCTATATACCCTGCTTTTCATCAAAACATTATATCTTAGATGGATTTTTGAGTTTTTCAGAGAAAAAGACTATCAGGCGCACCCAACGTTTTTCGTCTAACACGAAGTATTTTGCTCCAAATATAAGCCCTATAAGGGTTTCAATGTTATATGGGCCGTCTAATGTTCATCTAACAATCTAAGGAAAATAGGGTGTTTTTGCGCATTTGCCATAGTAAAAACAAAGGATTTTTATGGGACAGGTTTTATGGTCTAACATTTTTCCCCTTGTTTTATAAGGGTTTCAGCGTATAAGACTGCTCTTATGGGGTTTACTGTGGCTATTTTTTCCGTAAAATCGTGTCTATGAACGCAGTTTCTGGCAACCCTACAGGGAACAACAAAAAGCACCTCACGGACAAGCAAAAAAGGTTTGCGAGGGCCTTGGTCTATAATGACGGCACAAAAACAAAGACGGAATGCGCTATCGAGGCGGGGTACGGTAAGTCAAGCGCACATGTTCGAGCTTCGGAGCTAACCAACCCTAGAAAATTCCCTTTAGTTGTTAAGTATATACAAGAGCTTGAGTCCGAACTACAACAAAAGTTCGATGTCACTTTTAATAGACACATAAGGAAACTAGCAGAAATCAGAGACCAAGCCATTGATAAAGGTAATTTGACCGCCGCTGTTTCTGCCGAAGTGCAAAGAGGTCGTGCAGCGGGAATTTATGTTGAAAGAAAAGAGATTCGCACGGGTACGCTCGAAGCTTTGTCAGAAAAACAAATAAAACAGAAAATAGACGCTTTACTTGCAGACTACCAACCTTTGCTCGAAGCCGAAGAAGCCGAGTTTGAGGAAATAGAATGATTCTTTATACAGAACAACAACTCGAAGACAGCTATAAAATATATTGTAGCCATCAAAGCCAACAGGATATACCTTTTATGAAACTCGCTGATTTTAGGAGAATGTTTGAGACGATCATGGAAAACCTGTATGAGCATACGCGCTTGAAAGAAAACTAGCCTCCCGGTATTCGCCACTCCCATTCTTCAACATCTACTTTTCTCCACCCTCTGTGAATAAGCTCATTGGAAACCCTTAAGACTTCGTTCATGTCTTCAGGAGGATTCTTTTTTAGGTGTTCGTAAACCCTGAGAAGCTCGACATCGGTTAGTTCTATCGGGCTAAAAAACTCGTCCAGATAGTTCATCAATTTTTGACGCCCATTACCTCTTGAGCGTACTTCTTAAACTCAGGAGTCATGCCTGTAGCTTCTTCAAGAACCTTTTTTTCATCGTATTCCTCCCAAGTGAACGAGAGGCCCAAAGAATCCTGTATCTTGTTCACTATTCTTGGGTGACTGTCTGCGGGACAATCAATACACAAACGATAGCTTTTCTTTGCGCCTTTGACACCTATTCTTAAAAAAGGAAGGAGGTCGTGTAGTTGGTTTTGGTTTATGGCGGTCATTAAGTCTTTCGCCTGGTCTAGTTCCAAATGGGTTCTGTGTCTAATCATCTCGTTTTCTCCATTTTCTTTATAGCCACCCCTGCTCGTTTCTTTGCTTGTTTAAGGTCGCTTGTCCCTAACTTAACTCCATGCCCTTTTGAGTCTATCGCTACCCACTCATTTTTTCTACCTTCTTTCCTTAAGCGGTAAGTGCCTCTCACTTTGAAGTCTTTTTCTTTGCTACTAAACATTACTTTCCTCCTTTCGTGTTTCCTCAAACTTATCAAACACAAACTGGTGGTTTTTTCTGAAATAGGAAAAAATGTTTTTGTATTCTTTTTGCCCGTGTTCCCTTCTCTCTTTACAATTTGCGTCATACATACCCCTTACAAACATTTTGAAACTAGGGTCTTCATATTGTGTGGGCCGTTTAGGGAATAGCTCTAGTTGTTCCCATTCTTGCTTTCGCCATATTTTAGTCATTGCTCTCTCCGTTAATAAAAATCTCATTAAATGATTGCTCAAACTTCTCCGTTTGTCCAGTAAATCGTTGTTTTGAATCGCTTTCCTCCCTTTCATCTGCTAGTAAACCTTCATCTGATCCACAGTTTAAACATACATCTTTTTCTTGATCTACGTTCCTACTGCCACAACAAACGCAACATAAGGGCATATTTGCTATTTCTAGCCAACTATAGGCTTTTGGTTCATTCATCGCCCACCTCTTTTATTTCGATAAGTTTATAAACTCTCTCTAGTTCTTCATCGGAGAGATCGAGTTCATGTCCTATATCAATGCGATTAAAGGAGAATGAGTCTTGCTCTAATGCAATTCGGGCAATCTCTATAATGGTTATTAAATCTTCGTGGGTTATGTCTAATTCCAATAAGAGACACGAATAGTATTCTTTTATTCCATTACTCCTCATCACCCACCTCCGCTTTTAACCATATGATTAAATGACTAATGTAGGCAATTTCCCCAATCAACTGATCTCGTTCCTCTTGATTGGCCAGTCCATTCCCTATAAGTCTCTTTAGTGACTTGTTCTCGTCCTCTCTTAGTTTTTCAAGGAGTTTGTGTTCATCTATACTTCTACTCATCTTCCCACTCCTTAATCCACACTCTTAACTCAATCCATTTGTCAGGCAGATAATCCCATTCATAATCTGTGTTTGGATAGTGTTTTTCTAACACCTTGTCCAAGTCTTTTTTAAACAACTCAAAAGAGTCTGTGTCTTTATAGTCTCTTTCTTTAGCACTACTCATCCCCCTCTCCCATTTGTTGCTCAAAAATCTTTTTCGCTCGTTGTATCAGCAGATCGCTGACATTTTTTCTTGCGTTAGCGTTTGGGTTTTCCCAGTTTGTAGGTTCTCCTGTTTGCTCGTCTATTTCAAAAAGAACATGGCCTCTACCCCAACCAAGCCAAACTTTGCCTTTTCCTGTTTCACTATCAAAAGTGACTCTTGCGCCATTACTCATC